GCCATGTGACCACTTACCCAGAAATCTTGATTAGCGTGTCCAGCCTGTCTTTGCTTTAACTGTTGCTCTTCAAACTTTTTAATAATCTCTGCTGCTGTTGCTTGTTTTGGTGTTGAAGGTTTGACTGCAGAATGAACTGCATGATATTGCGACCAGTCAACCTTAAGACCTTGTTCAAGTCTTTTAATCATTCCATTGTAGACAACTTTTTCGTCTTTATTTAATCCGAACCCCTTTACAGTTTGTCTTAGTTTTGGAAGAACTGTTTCAATCTCTGTTCGCATTGCAGTGTTATATTCTGCTGCGGACATACCCTTTGGAATTGGTAATGTTGATTCAGCAAAGAACCTTCTTGCCCCACCCTTTTCTCCCAACAGATTAATATTGGCCATCTTTTCCATTGAAAGCATATCTTTTGGTTTTGCATAATCTCTTCCAAGTTTCTGGGTGGCTGCCTGAAATACTCCCATGGTGCCAGCATCTGCAAGTTTATTTCCAGATAGATTACCTCCATGAAGGTCTCTATCTCCTCTTAGATTTGCTGCTACTAACTGTCTAAAATATTCTTCCTTGCTAAACTTGCCACCCATATTCTTTTCAGCAAATTTAGCATCAAATGGGGATTCAAGAACAATAATTTTTCTTTTTCCAGAAGGATCTAAGGGATCACGCATTGTTCTAATTGTTTGCATTGGTGCATCAAGGCCGTGTGCCTGTCTTGCTATCACCGTTGCTCTTTGTTCTGCAAGAGCAGCCTTTTCGTCTACCATTGGCTTTACAAATACTTTATCTCCATTTGGCTTTTGATACATACCGCCAATACCAGGAACTGGGAAACTTCTTCCAGATGAGTCTGCAATTTTTCTACCAAAGTCAGTTGGGGCCATTGATCCAAATCTACTATTTTTTGCTGCTTCTGCAACTTGCTTTAGTGTTAACTCTTGCTGCATTCTCTTTGTTACTGCATCAAAAGACTTTGGCATTCCTAAAAATAGTGGTTGAGAAGAAGATTGAGATTTTCTATATGCATCAATTTGTGGTTTAATCCAAGGATACTTGTCCAAGTTTCTTTGACGTTGTTCAGCACGTCTTGCATCTTGTGCTTTTCTAATTGATTCTAATTGAGGAGAAAGCGTTCTTGATACCTGTGCTCCCTTTGCTGCTGGCAACTTTCCAGCCATATGTCCTGGAACACTATCGGTAAATATTGCCTTAAGAAGTCCATGATGCTTTTCAGTTAACTTTGCTGGAATAACTGCTTCACCTGGAGCAAGCATTGCTGGTTGAATATCTCCAGCACCCTTTGGTCCTGGAACTGTTAGAACTCCGTCTTTATACTTTTTTACTTTTAGTCCAGCCTTGGCTGCCGTTGCTCCTGCTTTACCACCTGTAAATAGCCCAGGGCTTGATGCTGCAAGAGTTCTTGCTTGAGATGCTGCTGTCTGATAAGCCCTTCCAAGTGCTTCTACGGATGCTCTTTCTACTCCAAATACCTGAATAAGTTTTTGATGAGCACCGTGAAGTGCATTAGACTGTACTGTATTTTCAAGTTGATCTTGAGTTAAATAGTCAAACCCTGAACCAAGTAACTTAGTCTGCCCATTTAGTTTAGCAATTCCACCACGAAGCATTGCAAAGAATTTGATTACGTTTGCAACACCGTTAGCAAGCAAACCAAATGTCATAAGAACTACTGGTCCTATTCCGCCAAGTACTGCAAGCATAATGGTTACAAACTTCTTTGTTCCATCACTAAGATTATTGAACTTCTCCATTAACCCGCCAAAGAATTTAACTACTGGAGTAAGGGCTTCTAGGAATGCCTTTCCTAAAGGCATTATTTCTACTTTAAACTTTTCAATTGCTGCCTGGAATTTTACTCCGACTGCATCTTCAACTTTTCCTAATTCTCGCTCAGATAGGATTGCAAGATCTTGAACAGATGCTCCAGCAAGTGCTAATGTTCTACTTGCTTGAGATCCATCTGCTGTTATATTCTGAAATAAAGTTGATAGACGAGCAAACTGGAACTTACCGAACATCTGCTCAATTGCTCTTGCACGGTTAAGTGGATCAAGAGTATCAAGTGCTTGTGCAAAACCAATAACAGTATTCTTTAGATTTCCAGCATTCTGTTCAACAATTCCTTGTACGTTAATACCCATACCAGCAAGCATTGCTGATGCTTTCTTGGTTGGGTTAATTAATGCTGCAAGACCAGACTTTAGTGCGTTGGCACCTTCTGATGCATTAATTCCGCCTTCCTTCATTGCTGTAAGGAAGAATGCAAGATCTTCTACAGAACCACCAAGTTGCTTAACAACTGGTGCTGCTTTAGGAATAGCAATTGTTAAATCTTCAATAGAAAGGACTGTCTGGTTTTCTACTGCGTTAAGGAAATCAATTTTCTTTGCAAGGTCTTCTGCTGCGATGCCAAAAGAGTTAGTCAATGATATTGTTGTTTCAAGTGCTTGCTGTTGATCAACTTGACCAAGAACTGCTAACTTAGTTGCTGTCTTTACTTGCTCTTCAAGTGCCCTGCCAGAAAAACCTGCAGCAGCAGCCTTGGCTGCCATTGCCATTGTGTCTTTTACTGATAGACCAAACTTTGTGTACTCAACACCAATTCGTTTAATATTTTCAACTGCTGTATTTGCCTCTGCGTCAGAGGTCATCATGTTTCCATAAACACGTCTAAAGTTAACTGTTTCTTTTTCTAGTTCTCTAAAAGCCTTCGATGCTGCACCCATAAACATCATTAATGGTATTGTCAAACCAACCATTAACTGACGACCAGCCCACTGCATATTCTTACCGTAATTTAGAAGGCTAGTAGAGCCTTGCTTTAATAATTGATTAAGAAGTTGCTGTCTCTGTGCTGCGTATTGTATGCGTGTACCAAGTTCTGTAAACTTACCATTAGTCATTGCAAGGGTTCTTGGCATTACCCTGATCGCATCGACAAGCCCTCCGTTAGCCTTTGCCAACTGAATATACTGAGACTGAATTGCCTTTACTCTGTCACGTCTTGCACGGTTAAAGATTTCACGCTCTGCTGCAAAAGCACGACTAAAAACCTTAGTGTTGGCAGTTGCAGCAGCAGCGGAATATCTGAAGTATTGCTTAAGGCTTAACTGGTTTTTTTCTAGTGCAGAGGTGAAAGCATGTGTACTAGTTTGCGCCCTAATCTGACTTGCAGAAAACTGCCCAGTCGCATTTATAGACTGAAGCATTGCAGCATTTAAACCCTTTTGGGCATTTGCTGCTGCAACGTTACCTTGTGCTAGGGATTGATGAAATTTACTAAGTGCTCCTTGGAGTCTACGCAACTCTGCCAGCGCACCAGCGGTGTCAAAATGTATACCTATGTTAGCATTTACATCAGACACTATTCATAACACCCCTTTTCATTTTTTGTCTATCGAATTGAATTTACAATATTTGCTGTATCACCAAGATTGATTCCTGCTGCTACTTCAATAATTTTATATACCGTTGGAAGATCTAAGATTTCTTCTAGGTTTTCTCTATCTTCTGCGATATCTGCCTTGTACTGCTTTAGGGCAATCTGTACGCAATCAACTAATACATCCATTGACTTTTCGTTATCATCTGCCACTGTCGCCAATTCTCCAAAGCGCTTCATGAAAGGCTTAAGAAGAGACAGTTTAAGTGGTCTTACTTCAATCGTTGTTCCATCAAGAAATGATATTTCATTTTTCTCTTGAGTCTTTGCTGCCATTGTATTTCCCCCTTGTGGTAGTAATTAATTATACCACGCTGAGAGCCTATTTTTAACTAAATTGTTTCGTACTCTAGACCCATATTTATACCAAAACCAGCCTGCTTTGCCTTTATTCCTTGATAAGAAAGGATATCATTTGCATCTCTTGCTTCGCCTTTACCGAATACTCTTGACTTCATTTCTTCCCATTCATCTTTTTTGCCAAGACTCTTATCTAAATCTACCCCTTGCATTGCTGCTAAAAACTTATTATGTCGATATTCCTGGTCTCTTTTTGCTGCCAAGGTAGCAGACAGTTCTGGCATTGACAAAGATAGTTCTAGTTCTTCGTAGTCTTTCCATATACCAAGAAGAAACACTTCTGATTCTAATGCTGCAAGATCTAAGCCTTCCCAAGATGTACCGCTTTCTTTTGCCTGCTCTACAACTGGCTCTTCTTCTTTTTCGTTTATTTTGATTCCAGCAGCAATCGCTAGTATTTCGTATACCGTTGGCATATCTAAATTATCTTGGATATCTTCTACACTATTAGATATTTGAGGATAGTATTGTTTCATAGATATTCTTACACACTCTGATAATGCTTCCATACCTTCTTCATCATTTTTAGATTCCTTGACAACTTCAAAAGCAATCATAAACTCTCTTAAGTATTTTATTTTTAATGGAGAAACCTCAACAGGAGTATCATCAATTAAATGAATAGTCAAAGAGTCGTATATTTTTGTTGTCATAAAACAAGTATACCAAACAGAAAAGCCCAATCTCGAAAGACTGGGCTATCTGCTTTATTAAGTTGTATTATGCTAGATCTGTACGGTCTACGATCTTGCCGTATGAACCGTCATTGTTTGGTAGCAAACGGAATGAAACTTCAAACATTGAAGCCTCGTCACGCTTTGATGATACAGAAACATTCTCAATTGAGATTGCACGGTATGCTGAGTAAATACGCTCAACAGCCTTGTCTGCTCCACCATAACCTGAACCTACTGCAATAAGACCACGCTCAACTGGGACATCGCCCAAGTCTCCTGCAGAAATATCAAGTGTAACCTTATCAAGATCTGAGTCATCTAGATCTGCGTCTGGACGAGCAATTGCAATTAGCAAGTTTTCTAGAGTTGCCTCTGCGAAAGATGTTGCCATTGTTACCTGCATGCCCTGCTTAAATAGTTTTGCTACGTCAAGAACCTGATCCACGTTAACTTCACCGAAGTCTGGTTGGAACTGTAGTTCTAGTCCGTTGCTTGTATAACCAACATTTGTAAAACCTGTTGGACCTGAAGTTGCTGATAGTGTATCAACATACTTTGTCCCAGGTACGAATGCTGGTGTTGTTGCCATAGTTCCAGTTGCGTTCTTTACGAACAGTGCTGCTGCACCAACAATAATGTTGCTGGAATTACCTTTTTGATATGCCATGCTTCCACCTCTTTTTCCTTGTTAGAATTTGAAGCGCTTGTTTCCTCGTTCTTATTATATCACCATTTTTACTAGTCTGATTTGTGCCAGTCGTAGTCGATGATCATCTTATTCCCCGCATATGTTCGGGCTGTTCCGAAATCAATGATATCTCTTACTTCTTCTAGTTGATAGATCTTAAAATGATGGAAGAATACAGGCTTAGATTCTGCTGACCATAGTCCTACATTTTCTCTTGCCCAGTTGTTAATTTCTTCTGCAGACTCATCTCCAGAGTCTAGTAGGTCGCTGACATACTGCTGGATGTGAACCATTTGCTCCTGTGGAAGCATTGTTGCATTACCTGTAGCATAAAAGTAGTATAAGACCTGCTCACACTTTATATGTGGAAATGGGCCTCTACGCATTCTAAACATTCTGTCATATACCGCAAAAAGTCCATTGCTGTTTGGAAAAGTCTGTGTCAAAGAGTCAATGTCTGTTGGAAGAGTTGGAAAGAAATATGTTGCCTCTCCAGTTCCAAATCTTTCATCTATCTTTGCTGCAAGATACTTATTGATTATACTTGGTGGATGATGTATTAGTGCTGACATTATTTAACTCCTATCAAACTTGCATTAGCAATCCAGCGATACCCTGTTTTTATCCCTTGAGATCTTCCAGACTTGCTTCCTGCTGGCAGATCTTTTTTGTATGCTTTTGGATATTTAAACTGTTTAGATAAACCACTTGTTTTTAAAAATGATTGACGGAAATATACTCCAAAGAATTCATTGATTACTTTTTCAAACTGACCCTTTGTTTCTCCTCCAGGATTAGTAACTACAACGGGGTTTGATGTAAATATTTGCTCTCCGTCAATATCAAAAGACAGAACGTTTGCTTTCTTTGGCTTAATTGTTACGGGAAGACCTGCTTCCATAATCTTTGCTTTGTCAGAAAATGGAACGTTAGAACCTTCTTTTATAGATGTTGATTGGCGTAGATTTGATTTAAAAGAAATTCCAAGAGGACTAATTGTATAGTCTATGTCAAACAATCTTGCTTTTGGACTACCAGTCAGTGTCCATTCATAAACGTGGTGTAAAAGTTCTGGCGTAACTCTAGCATTTGAATCAATATACTGTGAAGCAAGTTCAACAATCTGTGGGGCTAAGTCATTAAATAATTGCGTCTTTCCTTTTTGAACTCCATCTAGAAATCCAAAAGAATAAGACATAATGTTGTCCATTTCTTTTTTAAATCTTTTACTTTCTGTAGTAACTCTCATAGGTCACCTGTTTGATTTTCTGATCTACGAATAATTATTCTATAGTATTCAATACTGCCAAAGGCTCCAGTTACAGGTTCAAATGTTGCAATTTCAAATAGTGTTGGCTTTCCAACTCTCGGTCCAGATGTTTCAAGAAATATCCTGTTTCCAGTTTGATCAGAAATATCTGTAAGCAATATATTTGTCATTGCCTGAGCATCTTCTCTGCTTGAAAAACGAATATCGCTTTTTGTTCTTCCAACCAAAATTGAGTTTGTTGTTATATTTACATTAGGCTTAACTTCTTCTTTAAATGCTGATCCGCCAGATGTGAAGTTGCAGGCTACTGTTCTGTCTAATATCCATTGCTTTTTAATTGCTCCATAATTTCCTTGCTCAACTATTGGGTAGTATAAAGACGCTTGCATTGGAAACATAAAGTCTGGATCTTCGCACACGGCCATTATAAAACCCCAATTTTTTTAATAGACTTTGCATACTTTGAAAGTATTTTGTCTACAATTATATTTCCTGTTCCCTCAAAAAGACCTTTATCAAATTGTATTTTAAATTGGTCTGTATTATATGATGAAATATATCTCTTATAGTAGTCTAATTTTCCACAATCAATATCATGAATTAACATCTCTGTAGCACGTCTTATATCTGATGGAACAGTTTCGTATCCGTGCTCAACAACAAATCGATAATCCCAGCCTCTTGCAAAACCACGATAAATAAATGTTGTATCAATTGTATCTGATTGTCCAGCAGGAATAATAATTGGAGCGCCTTCCATTCTGTCAATTAAGTCTGAAGAAGACTCAACAATTGCAGATTTGTCTGGAGTCACAGAATAAGATCTGTCTTCAACAAGAACATTGTTTTCATATACTGCTAATATTTTCTTTACATTATCCCAAACTGGAACATAGTCAGAACCATTTCCTGATACCTCTAAAACCTTTTTTTCATAGTAAAATCCTTCTGGGATTACTGAATCAATCACTGCTCTTGCAATTTCTTCTTTAAGTGCATACTCCGCAATTTCGGATGCAGTTGTTCCGTTGTCTTCTGGGTTTGAGTATGGTCTAATTATTTCATAAAACTCTTCGTAAACTAAATTTGTAGCATCAGAACTATCATTAGCAAAAACTTCTATTTTATAGTCATTATCATGTCTTCCTGAAACTGATGAGGATAGTCTTGCCCCTGTTTGAGGATTTGCATATGTTGTCTCTGTTACTGAAAGATCCGCCATATCTATTACTTTTACAACAAAGTCGTCAGACCCAATTGGCACCAAATAGTGCTCTATAAAAATAACATCATATGGCGGAACTCTCAATATTTCCATATTAGTTTTCCAATGCTGCTTTTAGTTCATCTGGTGTTGCAAGTCTAATATGATCACGAGACAACCACTTATCAGCAGCAGCCTTAGTAACAATATTAAATCCACGATAAACCTTGCCAGCCTCTGGCCATGAAACATTTCTTGTAGAATGAATTGCGACCTTGTCAGAATTATCAGCCTTTGGAGCGTCTGATGGCTTTGGACCATCTGCTGCCATTGAACCAATAGCACCACTCTTTAGAAAGCCTAGAGCCTGATCAGGAGCCTTTGGGGCCTCTGCTACAACTGGTGTTGGATCTTCAACAGGAAGAGTTCTTGGCTCTACCGCAATTTCTACAACTGGTGTTTCTACAACCTCTGGTGCTGGAGTTTCTACAACTTCTTCTACTGGAAGAACTGTTGAATCTTCTGTTACGTTTTCATTAAAATTATTTTCCATTATATCCTCCTTGTTTGTATTATATCATTAAAGTATTAAGGGGGACAGGAGAGTGAACTCCCGCCCCCCATTAAAGGTACTGTTTACAGATTATGCATCTGCAGCAGCGTCAGCGAATGCAATTGCATCCTCTTCTTCCCACTGAATACCAAAGCGGACGAATACTGTGTACTCAATTGTGTCCTTCTTTGCTACGTATTCACGGTTTACAGTGATGTCACGCTGGAATCCCCATACACGGTTTGCAGGGAATGTCAAGTCGATATAGCCTGCTGGGTAGTAAGGAACTTCCTGAACTTCAATTCCGAGAACACGAGTTGTACGTGCTCCACCGAATGTCTGTCCAATACCATCAAGGTATGATTGGCGGTTTGCCTGGGTTGATCCTGGCATCTGGCCTGCAAATGCTTCTGCTACTGCATCAGCAAGTGTACCGTTGTTCTTAACGATTCCACCGAATGCATCTGTACCTGCGTAGAACTTAAGATTGTTCTTAAGTGCACGGTACTTGCGTGGCATTGCATTGATGATGCCCTGCATTACATCAGGTGTCCAAGCATTATCTGCTACGGTTACTACTGACTCATGTGCATCTCCGTTTGTCTTTACCTTCTTGATAAAGCCTGGCATGATTGACAAGAATGCTCCTGTTGCACCATCACCATTGATAGCGAGATCTTCGATATCATTTGCGAATGCGTTGGTCATCAAGCGTACTAAGTGATCTTCTAGAGCGTC